CAAATGTTAGTTGCTTGACAACCTGCACAATTTATAAAATTAGTATTACACGAACAACGAGTTCCAATTAATTTTTGTAAAGGAATAGAAGAGAAATGGAATAATCGACGAAGTTCTTCTGGAAATTCTAAACCAAAATCTTCCAAAGAATCATCAAACTTAGCATATTTGTCAGAAATGGATTCTATGTTGCAAACATCTATATCAGAATGGTCAAGAGCGAAATTACTAATCTTGTCATATACCTTACCTAATGAATCTCCTTCTCCTGCAATTGCACTCAAATAACTATTAAAATTAGAATATTCGTTTAAATCAAATGGTAAACTTTGTTTTAATATTTCATAAACATTGTAATCTTCTCCCTTTCTATAAAATTGATGACGATTTTCAAATGCAAGAATATCAAAAGTGTTCGAAATTCCAGACAGTGAAAATGTTTTATCATTATAACTAAAAATTCCTGTTGCAGATAAGATTATATTCTTTGGCGAATTTCTATTTTTAACAAATTCAATTTTATCAAAATTAGAATTACAACTATCCAGATCATTTGATATTTCTATTGGAGGTAATGCAGAACTTGGATAGAAAAACGTTGATAATAAATATCCACCAGATGAAAAACAATTTTCATCAAAAAGAAAGATTGGAGAAACATTATATTGAAAACTACTCAAATTAAAATTATAACAATTGCTACTCATTTTCACATTTGTTATATTTCCCGAAACATAATGAAGAATATTATCAGATGATAAAATTGAACTGCCGACACTTATTACATATGGTATTTGTTTGTCTGCCCATTGTATTTTATTAATAGGATTAATTCCGTCACTAGTTATAATTAATTTATCTGGATCAACTGCACAAATACTATGACTAATTGCTGCATAAACTCTAGAATTAGTTGGTAAATTATATTCTTTATTTTCAAGAGTGAAAAATAAAATCGGATTACCCGGCATATCATCTTTATATTTTACCACAGACATTGCAGAGTATCCTAGTATTCTTGTATCACTATAGATGGGTGTTCCCGTCATTGTAATACTATCAACCGCTAAATCATTGTATAAAAATTCCCATTCTGGATTTAAATGACTCCAGAAATTTCTAGTTGAATTATATGGAATGGAATTACTTCCGCTAGAATATAAGAAAATTGTATTGGTTGGATTTTTACTTGAAAGATAAATCGTGAAAACAAAAGGATTTGTTACTAATGATGATAATGCACTACGAGCAATGAATAATTGGTCTTTAAAGTATTCTCCCTCATACACGCTAAGATTGAATGCTGACGTTGAGGAGCAGGTTCCGCCAAAAGCAGAGTACAACCCTATCTCAGAGTAAACGTGCATTGCAGAGGCACCTTGCGACGTTGTGTCGTCTCCCCATATCACATTTGATTCCTCGCTAATGTCAGAATTTGTAAACGTGAAAATTGTAGTATTCTTATACCCAGAAAGTGGAGAAATATTAATCATTTTAGTTATTTATAAAGTTAAAACTGCCATTCCGATTAAATGCTGCATTGATTTTAATAGATTGGCCTAAATTAACTAATTGTGCAGCAATAGATATATAATATTGAGAATTTTCCAAATCTGTTCCTACTAAAATTTTGGTAATTTTTATTCTTGGTTCATAGATTTTTAAGACTCTTTCAATATCTTCACCTAATGACAATCCTCTAAATTCTGAAATTGGTTCACCAATATATTTTTGTAAATTGGCATTCATATCAGTTAAGTGACGGGATTGAAATAAAATATTTCGAATAGAATTTTTGATTGCAGTTTCATCGGTGGAGATTGACAAATCATTACCCGTTGCAAAGTCATTTGTAATTTTATTCTTGGAAACTTTGATTTCCTCTAATAGCAAATCTAGATCCGAAAAAACACTTTTGTTATCGGAAATTTTATTGCTTAGATTTGAGATATTAATCATTATAGTATTATTTATTAGGAAATCAAAATAAGTAAATATAACTATGAACGATAAAACCAAATCCATTTTAGAAAAATATGATCCTGTTCAAATTCTTGATCCTATCATTGAACATTACAATCCTGCATCTATTCGTGGAGGAAGTTTTGTAGTGATTGATCAAAAACAATTATCTGATCCTGATATATCAAAAGAATTAAAAGTTAAGCGTGGACCAGAGTTTTATAATAATCTACTTTTCCTTGCTAAAAAGAAACAACCTTTGTATGTTAGTGCATTAAAAATTGTTAAACCAACTTCTGCATATATTTCAGAAATTTCTCCAAACAATTTTGAAGAAGCAGATGTAGTAATTCATAAAACTCCCGGATTATATTCTGCCCCAATTACTGTTCCTGTTAGTATTTTGAAAACAATTGTTGATCCAATGTTTGCTCATCAATTACCAATTGACGATGAATTTTCCCAAAAAAGTCCAATTGAGAAAGGTCAGACTTTAGATAATGAATATAACAAAGGTAAACAACCAAAAGGAACTCGTACCAACGGAGGGAATAATTAACGATGATAAATGGTTACAAAATACTTTCTATACAATTGTATAAACATTGTAACCGATAAATAAAAGTATGAATGATTTTCCAGTACCGAAAAATGCATATGTAGCCTTTGATGGGTTAAGTATAAAACAAAAAATTAAAGATCGTCTTAATCAGACTGGTATTTTTACCGACCAGAATTATGAAGGATCTAACTTAGCTGCATTAAACGATAGCATTGCAATGAGTTTTTCGTTATTAATGTATTATTTAAATCAAAATAGCGTTAACGGTCAGTTTTCAGAAACTAATGTTTATGAAAATATGAATCGTATAGTTAAAGAACTTGATTATAAACCAGTTGGGCATCAAACTGCAAGTGTTTGTTTCTCATTATCTGCAAGTAATTTAAATGCAGGTTTTTATACAATTCCGAGATATTCTGCGGTGAATATTGGTGGATTAGTTTATAGTTTATGGAAAGATTTGACTTTTACAAAATCCTTAAATTCCACAACTGAGGAAATATCTGGAATTGATAGTTCTGCGGTTTTATATCAAGGTTCTTTTGTAGAATTACCGATTTATAGTGCAACAGGAACATCTAATGAAATCTTATATATTAGTGTGGATGATTCCGTAATTGTGGATAATTTTGCAATTGATGTGTATATTCAAACAAATAACGTTTGGGAAAAATGGACTAAAACCCAATCATTATATATTAATAATCATGCTGATAAAGTTTACGAATTAAGATTTAATGAAAATAAAATTTATGAAATTAAATTTGGTGATGATATCAATGGTAAAAAACTAACTAATGCTGATAAAGTGTTGGTCTATTATTTGTCTTCTAATGGAAGCAGTGGCGAAATCGGGGTGGGGAGTTTACTTAATAGAAAACTAACTCCTTCAAATTCATTTAATTTAACCAGTATTCTTAGTGATGAAAATGTTAGTTATTTAACTAGTCAACAAATGTTGAACTTATATCTTGATAACAAATTTCCAAGCACTTATTATGCAGCACCAGAAAATATAGCATCTATTAAAAAGAATGCTCCGGGGACTTTTCGTTCACAGTTTAATGTAACTACAGCAAAATCTTATGCCACTTTTATAAAGAGTAATTTTTCAAATATTATCCAAGACGTAACTGTAAAGAATAATAAAGAATATCTTGATTCATACATAAAATATTTTTATGATAATGGTTTAACCAAACCACAATTTGAAAGTCGGGCACTTTTTAATCAAATAAATTATGCAGATTCATGCAACTTTAACAATGTTTATCTTTTTGTCGTTCCTAAAACTATTAAAAATAGTTTATCATATTTAACTCCTGCTCAAAAACAATTAATATTGGACACTATTCGTGAAGAACAAGTATTAACAAGCGAAACCATAGTTTCTGATCCCGTTTATATTTCTTGTGATTTAGGATTGCAAGTAAATGCAACTATCACAAATGATGATATCAAGAACGCTCAGATTTATATTAGAAAAAAGGCAAATAATAGAAGAAACGAAACAAGTTTAAAAGAGGATGTACAAAACATGATTTCTAGTTATTTCGATGTTTCTAATTTATTTCTTGGAAGTAGTATCAACATTCAACAGCTAAATGTTGATTTGTTGAATATTGATGGAATTGACCAGATTTATACAAGAAACAAAGTTACCGGAAATTATGTTCGTGGATTACGATTTATATATTGGAATCCTGTTTATTTTAGTCAAACCGTCGCACAAGCATCCAGTATAATTCCAATCAAAGATTTCCAATTTCCATTTTTAAATAATAAGGCATTTGTCGAAAGAATAGTGGTTGTATAAATAATGTTATGCCTTCAATTATATTGAATAACATTTCTAAACCAAAAAGTTTAACAAGTGAAGTTTCTGATGCACCGTTATCATTCTCGGAGTGGAATTCTCGGAATATAGGAATTTCATTTTCTGATGCAGAAATTCAATATAATAATTATGTAAGAGATTTTTATAAAAATACTGAAAAGAGAAATGAGGAAGCAAGAGATAAAATAAAACAGGACTATATCAATCTTATAAAAAAGTTGCAAGTAATATTCAAGGATGATGAAGAATTCCAAAGATATTCTAGTGCAGATTTAGAATCAGAAACGGATTTATCATTAATTATTCCTGCATATGCAAAAAAATTAAAAGATATTGCATTGTTTTATGTAAAGAAAAGAGAAGAATTGAAAAATAAAAAATTGGAGTATAATCTTGTTGGTTCATTTGAAGGATTGAAAAAGATTATATCAAATAACATCATTTCAAAATTCACGAAAACTGAACAAACTAACTTTGTTAGTGAAAATCCTTTTGTATCAATTTCTCCTTCTTTTTCTTCTATTTCAGATGACTTTTCAATAGAAATTGAAGAATTATATGATACACATGATTATTATGCAGACAATGATTCAATTAATCCTTTTTCATGTATATTCAACGATTTATGCTTTAATTTATTTTCAACGCCATTATCCGCTAAATCTGATCCAATTGAATCTCTTTATATTTGCGAACCAAGCAATGAAACTGTTGACCAACTATTGCAAAAAGCATATAGCAAATATCTTTCAACAAGAATATCATATGTATCAGGAGGATATTATGTAGAAGATTATAAAGAAATTTCTATTCCTTTAGAAACTGGAAACAACTTTTTTTACTGGTTTAGCGGATCAACAGTTTTTGATTTGCCAGAAGGAATTTATAAAAACACTCCAATTAATGATTTAAATTGGACGGGTGCAACAGGTGGTAGTGCTGCTGATGTTTCTGATTTAATTTTTATAAATGCAGGAAATAACTTGATGCAAGGTGCATGGTTACAAGATACAAATACCGTAGTTGTAAAAGACGTTATGTCTGCTACAATGAACGATGGTAAAATGTTCAAGTTTCCATTTTCTGATTATGGAACTTCTGCAATAGGAGGAAGCTGGAGTGGTCCGGGAATAAATGACACAATTCTAAAAAGCCGGAAATTCTTTCCTACCGAAGAGGATTTCACATTCTCTCAACAAAATGTTAATAAATTGTACTGGACTTCATTTAGTAGTATTTCAGTTGTTCAACCATTATACTTGCAAGAAAGTAGTTTAGGAAAATACGGATATGCAAGTAATAATTTTGATAATGCGGATAAAATCTTTTTAGTTCCTGAAATGCAATCAAATGCAATTTATTCAAATGTATCTAAAGTTGCATGGTTGTATAATTTTAAACAAACACAAATCCCAATAACTGTAGGAGATAACAAAATATATTTCCCAATTCAACGATATGAAAATGATTCAGATTTATTCTTTAATTACTTAAATGGATCAGACGTAGCATTATCTTCTTTGGATGTAGAGAAATGTTTTTCTGGTGCAGTAGCTGCGGAAAATATCGAAGATGCTGATTGGATTATTAAAAATAATACAATTTGTGGACCAGAAATTGAAGTTGCATGGCTCAAAGCAGTTCCGTTAAAATTATTCTCTCCTTCAAATCAAGAAAATTGTGGATGTGAACCGGAATATACAACATTTTATACAAATTGGTCATATGTTAGTGGCGGTGCCCAATCCAGTGCTGCATTCAAATGTTCTCCGGGAGAAACTGTTAGATTTGTTTGGAATGGTGAAACAACTAGTATCAATAAAGTTCGTGGATTTTTAGGATTTGATCATGACCGTTCTTGTCCATATAAATATCTAGATCATTCAATTTCTTTTGAAAATCAAAACATTCAAAATTCAAAAAATAAAGATTTATTTGAAAAATGGAAAAAATGTTCTTGCCAAGCAATTTATTATTCTCCTTTTGGTCATTCTTCCGCAAAATTAAATCAATATAAAATTCTTCCGGATTTTATTGTAAAAGATGTTGTTTATCCAAAATTATTCAATAAAAAAACTTGGATTGGAACTGATGGAAAAGATTATATTAATAGCATTGATAGTGCAAAATTTTATCCTAATTTAATTGAAAAAGATTTGGGCTGGGGCAGCGGTGTTTGGAAAAATCAGGAAGGAAATGATTTCGTTCTTGAAAAAGGTCAATCATACATTTATTATCGTTCAGATGCAAATAATTGCAATTTCGATTCTCCATTCTTTATAATTAATCAACCTTATGAAAAAGGAACTATTTCAGATGAAAATTGTGAAAAAATTTCTTATTATCCAACTTGGTATAAAGCAATTCAGGACGAGAATAATAATTGGATAGACTCAGGAGTTGTTTCTGATATGATTTTGGAATTTGGTGATTTCTTAAATTATCGTCATCGTTCAACAGTTAATGAAACGAAGAAAAGATTACTTTATAAAGGAACAGAAATTACAACAACAAGTGGAGAATATGTAAAATTAAAAACAAATGATAATAATATTTCATTTGTTACATATACAAATAAAAATGATTCTGTCAACTTTTTAATTAAAATCCCAATTAGTGCAGAAAACAATTATTGGGGAAATGCTTCTTATGGAGAAAGTGAAGGCAAATCATTTTATAAATCTATTGATAGCAATCAATTTTCTATAAAATATGATTATCTTCAAATTACACAACCTCCTCCATCTGATATAGTGTTAGGAGATAAAACTGTAATACAATATAAATTTGGAAATTGTGCTCATGATTGTTTTATATGGAGTCAGGATTTAACATTTGATGTAGTTTCTCCAGTTCGTAAATGGAATAAAATATCTTTTGATTCTTGTGTTAGCAGTGAATTATTAAATTATTTGAATTCAGAAATATCTAATTGTTATGTTCAAAAAACATTTTGTTATTCCGATTGTTCTGGAAAAGAAAAGTGTGGTTGTTATCATTATTGTTCTCCTTCTAAAACAGGTGTTTCCGCAACTAATTATAATTCAGATATAATTCTAAACGTAGAGTTGAGCGGCATTCCCGTTTTTGTAAACTATTATGCAAGAAATTCATATACTGCAATATTAACTGCATTAGATATAACATATGGAGATAAATCCAAATTCGTTCCAGTATCTTTTTCCAACAATCAATATCCAGAAAATCCGTGGAGAGATTTATTAAATCAAAAAGGGTCTAATTTTGTAGTGGAAGAAAAAATAGAATATCTCCAAACTGATGAAGAATTGAATTTCTATAATCCAAAAAGAATAGGAATGAATAGATTTGAAACTTTTGATAAAAGAACACTTTTCTCTCCGAATACTTCTGGTACTGACGTTTATAGAGTAGATAATTATTTTGATGCTCCATTCGGTAAAAACGGAAGTTATTCAAAATATATAACTGATTTTTCTCTTGGTCAACGTCAAGGAACACCATTAACCGAAAATAAACAAACATTTATTCCTTATACAAATACTCATGAAAAAACTAAAAGAGAATTTTATGGTTTATATAATACACCATTAAGTTTTTCTCCTTGGAGTACAGAAACTGGAGAATGGAAAGAAAGTGATTTATATAAAAATTACAGAAATCAACTTTTTGTAAGTTGTTCAAATAACTGGTACACAAATCAACTATCATTAACATCTAATGTATGGAACTGGCAAACTGATATATACGGAAATCAGTATTTCGTAACCGTAGAAAACTTATCGTCAAACTATCCTGCACCAAGTTCTTACGGTAAAATTTATATAAAATCTCCGGACGGAAAAGTGTCGATTTGTAGTGATGCATTGAGTTCAATATCAAAGGTTTATGAAAATGTAATAGCTGATTTATCTGATCCTTTTGAAAACATATAATCACCTATTAATTAATAAATAGTTATATGGTTTTCGCATTTTTCGATTTTGACACAATTGCTAAATTTTTAGATTTTATAGTAGCTGCGGTTACTATAGGAGGATTCTTATATGGAGGATGGAAGATGGTTATAAAGCCATTAAAAGGAATTGTAGAGAAAATAAATACATTAGAAACTAAATTAAATGAAAATTTAGAAACCGTTAATGATAGAGTTCTTCCGGTAATAAATTCGTTGAGTAAAGAATTCTCTGCCAATAGTGGAAAGTCTATAATGGATCGTATTCTCCGAATTGATGATAATACTCGTTTAGCGGAATTACGTTCAAAATTGATTGCATCTAGTTTAATGACTGCGAGTATGCTAGAATTTGATCGTATAGGAAATCTAATATGGTGTAACAAAGCATTTATGGATTTAACTGGACTAGACTTTGAAAATCTAAATGGTAAAGGTTGGCTTGTTTGTGTTGAAGAAGAACATCGCAAACGAGTTGTAGAATTATGGAATGAAAGTATTCGGGAAGATATTCCGTTTGAATCAGAATTTGATATCAAAAATCAAAAAAACGGAAACTTAACTTTTGTAAAATGTCAAGTTTTTCCTCACAAATCTGTTTCTCATGAAAAATATAACATTCTAGGATATTATGGAACTGTTACACGAATTGTTTAACAATTCCATTTTCTTAAACTTTTATTAATTCTACTATTTGGATCTCTTGCAGTTTTTGCAGACGTAAGTTTCTTTTTCATACCGCTCATTCTTGAGCAAAATGATTTTCTACGTTTTGCATCTTTACTTCCTTTTTTCAATTTAGAAGGTTTTGTAGTAACTGCTGTTTTTAGTTTACTGCCGGGATTTTCTCTTCGATATGATGCAACTCCTTTCTCATTTAAACCACCTGAAGGATTTTTACCTTCTTTTCTTTGCCATGCAGGAGATTTCTTTTCTTCGACGACTTTTTTCGGAGCTTTTACACCTTTCTTTTTAGGAACACAGTTGGGAACTTTTTTACCATTCTTATTTTTCATTCCTACTTGTTGGTAATTTTTCCAACATGCTTCTAATATCTGATCTACGAAATTATCAAAATGATTTGTCATAAAACTATTTATCCATAAATCAAATCGTCCACTCTTTTATACTTTATATTAAAAGCGTTCATGATAAGTTCCACTTCTCTTAGGCATTCATTTCGTCCTCCGCCGACTAAAAGCGAATTTTGATATTCTTTTAATTTTCTAATAGATTTAGGAAAAACATATAATGGGTCGTGTGATGGTATATTCGGATCATTTAATGTCTCCTTCCATTTCTCTTGTGATTCTACTTCATCAAATGAAT